GAACTACCCTGCGTAAAATTAGGTATAACTGGCACAGCGTAACAAGGAGCAGATATAACAAAGCCAAGAAGAAGAAGCCTCCTCATTCGATAGTAAGATCAACGACAAACTGACCTGTAATTACGATACCTGTTCCAGTTCCAGGTGTCATTGTAATATTGTGATTATCTAGTGCTACTGCTGCTGTACCCACACTTCCAGCACTTGTAGATGTTAAGTCTGAAAAGTTTGGTACAGTTCCTACTGTAACTGCACTACCTGGTGTGGCATCTCCTTCTAAATAGCTAGTAGAAAAACTGAACGCTTCGCCACTGGTCGCTTGCGTTGCGGAAGGAAAAGTTACTGCTGGTACTCCGTTAGTAACAGAGCCGAAACCACCTATTGTAGCTGCTGAGTTAGAGTCTACAGTTGTTACATTATTACCTGAGATACTGTATGACGACCCAATCTTATCAGCCGTACTAGCTGCTGAAAGAGACTCAAACTTTACACTAGATGATATGTTATGCGTCATGTCCGCATAAGCTGGTGCGGATACAAGAAATATAAAAGGTAGTAATTTTTTCATTTGATACCTACTTTGTTTTTACTATTATCTACTATCTTAGGACCATTGTTGTTACCTGTGCCACTTTTCTTGTTTCCAACTGAGATCCCGTAACTACCGAGCACCCCCGAAACTAAGCCAGCCGTGAACGCTCCATCAATCCTTACCTTGCCCATGTACCCCAAAGTCATCATTGATAAACTCCAGGTCAAAATTAGAAATCTGATAGCGTGACCAAAGAGTTCACCCCATTCAATGCCTTCCTTTTCTTCTTTTTCTTCTGCCATAATAACCCTGATATAATATAAATATAATTAAATTACTAATACTTGGCAAACTAGGTGTTTAAAGAACTGATCTGGGTTAAAGAAAATTCGTTAACAGAAAAATTTTGTAAAAGTGTAATAGATAAATTTGAAACTGATCCTTATAAAAAACCAGGAGAAGTGGATCAAAACAATCCTAGAATTGATAAAGATCTAAAAGTAACGATAGACGCTACTATTACACATAATATTTCATGGAGAGAAGAAGATGATGTTTTATATAAAGCATTGGGTAAAGGACTATACGAATATGAAATTTATTTACAAGATATTTCTTTAGGAAAATGGAACCTACATCCTTCTGATGGATACCGAGTAAAAGATACAGGATACATGATACAAAAGTACGAACCCAATGGGTTTTATAATTGGCATCATGATTGGTGTATGAGCGAAGGATGGTCTAGAATTTATACTTACATCTGGTATATGAATACAGTAAAAGAAGAAGATGGTGGCTGGACAGAATTTGTTGATGGTACGAAAATACAACCTAAAGTTGGGAGCATATTACTTTTTCCTGCAACTTGGACTTATGTTCATCGTGGTTATACAACAAAAGTTCCTAAGTACATAGTGACTGGCTGGATATATGCAAGACCATAGTTTGTTGCTATGTTTGGAGAGTAACACATAAAACCGATGGTAAAAATCTTTAAACCTATCCTTCTAGTCTTTATTAAATCGAAAGCAATGAAGAGATTAATTCTGGATCTGTTAAAGGCAATAGCTAAACAAACAGACAATACAATAGACGATCAGGCAGTAGCTTTTATAGAAGCCAGAATGTTTCCTGGTTCTACCACCTCTCTTCAATGACATGAAAGTTACTAAGTTTCTCAACATAGACATAGAGCCAGCACCACCTGAGTTGGAGCTAGAGATTGAAATGCAATGTAGAGAAATTATGAAGAGTAACAATTTAGATAACATTAAAAGATACTGCACTCACATGGTCAGAAAAAAGTTTGACCAAGATATTTTTATGGCTTCATTATTGAATAGACTTATAGAACTAGAAGCTAATCGTGTTGTAAAGGAAATGAGAAAGGAAAAACCTAAAAATCCTTTCAAAAAGTTTTTTCGTATTAAGTAGTTTTCTGCTTTCTTCCTTCGATTCGTCTTTGTACAGATTCTCTCCACATTAACTCGTCTTTGGCTTCTGCAATTTTATATTCTGAACTAGGAAATTCACGTTGTAAAGCCTCATAAGCTACCTTCCTTACCCATGCAGTACCACGCATACCCTCTTTTTCAGCTTGCTTCTCTATAAGCTCTGCCCTGTTTGGGTCGATTAGTACCTGATAATAGCTTTTGTTTCCGTGTTTGAGAGCCATTTACAATGTTGTTCTTGTACTACTTTACCACCAAAATGGCAAATCGGCTTTATCAAGTTGCTTTTCCACATACTTTTTTCTAGCTTCTCTGCGTTTTTTGGTCTTTCCTGTACGAACCTCTCTGGCTCTTTTTAAAAAATCAATGATACTAGCTATGTCCTTAGTAGTAGCCTTCGGTATCTCTTTATAAAGATCCCTCATTAAGTCTACTCTTATATTCTTCTGCATAAGCATGGGGCATCACATCTGCTAGGTTCTTGTAGTATTGTACTCTGTCTGGCTTTTTGTGCCTATAAAAGTACCAACCATTTTCATCTTTGGTAATTGCAATCATTTGTTTTAGTCCAGTATTTAATTAGTGTTTTAAGTTCTTCAATGCGTTTTTTAGCTGCACTGATACGATCTTGTGTGTTCAATGAACTTCACTCCATTTGTTGC